CTCAGTTTAGGAAAATGCATACAGGGGACATTCCGAGGGTCACCAAGATATTACAAAATCATTTCAAGAAGTTCAAGATTGCCCCAGTGATTGATAAAACTTGGGTAAAACATTGGATACTTCCAGCAAATTCATATATAAATGATTCAGATGATACCTTCATTTCATTCTATGACATACCGAATGAACGGAAAGATGGTACATCTACAATTTACCAGGCGTATTCATTTTATATAGTCGGTGACGTGTTCAATGATGCATTCCTCATTGCTAAAAATCTGGGTTACGATTTGTTTACTACTTTAGACATTGGTAAGGATGTACCAAATCTAGAGAAGCAGAAGTTTCTTCCTGGAAGTTCTAGTGTTCATTATTACTTGTTTAATTGGTTACCTTCATCTACAATTTCACTGGAAGATGTGGAAGTCAAGTTACCTTGAGTCTCTAATCTACTCTTAATAAGTTTGATATCCAAACCTAAGTAAAAGAAATAAAACGTAAAAATCATAAGATGGAGGAAATCCGAAAAAACCACAACAACGCCAAGAGGGATCTGATCCAATCTGTCACTAGAGATGGTGATCAGATCCTAGACGTTGGTTGTGGTTTTGGAGGGGATCTTCAGAAGTGGCACAAGTGTGGTGCCAATATGAGTATGTGTGATCCAGAGTCAGAAGCTCTCATAGAGGCCAAGTCCCGCGCTAAAAATATGCATATGAGGGTGAACTTCTACGAGGGTGACATTCATAAGTGTCCGAATAGGAAGTATGATATCCTATGCTACAACTTTTCACTTCACTATATTTTCCAAACGAAGGAAACATTTTTCACATCAATCAGAGAAATCAAAAAGAGAATGAAACCCGGTGCACGTCTCATTGGGATCATCCCAGATTCTGAAAAGATTATGTTTAGAACACCCCTCAAGGATGACATGGGTAATTTCTTCCTAATGAAGGACCACGGAAATGGGGGTTTTGGCGAGAAGTTATTTGTAAACCTGGTGGACACACCCTTCTATGCAGGCGGACCACGTGCAGAACCGGTTGCGTACAAAGACCTTCTCGTGACTCATTTAGAAGAGTTGGGGTTCAAATTGGAGATGTGGGAGGGTCTCACCGGAAATCCAATTTCAGAACTGTATAGTAAATTTATATTTGTATATAAGAGATGATCGCGTTACTTGTACTCCTCATTATCAATGCGTATATACTCGCCATCACCCAGGAACCACAGGAGCTCGTTGAGGTCAAAGAGAAGTATGAAATTCTCAGGAAGCACATCACTGACACAGATCACGAAAAATTTCATATGTTGAAGAGATGTGTTCCCATCACCGGTGTGACCGCGATGAATGGTACAGTGGGATACAACACGAACAAAGGTGCTGAGATTGTTGTGTGTTTGGGTGGTTCTCCGAATGAAATCTTCCACGTCCTCATCCACGAATTGGCTCACTGTACAGTTGAAGAGTATTCCCACTCGGATCAATATTGGGAAAACTACATAGAACTTCGGGACATATGTGTTGACCTCGGTATATACGAAAAGATACCAGATAAGACAAAGTTCTGTGGTCAGCACATACAGGATAAATAATCTTTATACATATCAAATGAAGACACCAATGAACGTTTTGTTAGTTGCGATTGGGTACTGGGTCGCTATTTATGGTGTTACCCAGGTACCAAACATTATTAACAACTATTATCTAAACCTGGTGTGGTTGACTATAGTGATTCCCAACGTGTTTCACATGATGGTGGGGCGTGTTCCCCAACTCGCGGTGGATCGCCAGTTCTTTTTCGCTACAAGTGTGATTGCACTGGTTCTCACTTACGTTTTTAACAGGTTATTCAAAAAGACTGGGGAAGATCTCAAAGAATACGGAACCGACAAGGGCAAGACACTTAAAACGAATGCCTTGCTCATGGGAATGTTGTCCTTGGGAGCTTTAATTACCTACTATTCGGGTTTAGATAAATCAATCTATTCTAATATGGGTTGGGAAAATCAGGGCTTCACGACGTAGTCCTTCACGAAGTAAAAGACAATAGCCGCAACTACACCGGTAGACGCAAGACCAACCATGCTCCTACTCCCCTGTTCGTTAAGGAACTTGGGAATAGAAGTCACCAACTTGTCTTGAACAGGCTTAGACACCGCCAGGGCAGCAGCGGCACCCGCAACGAGGGCGATCATTTGATCATCGGTGAGATTGAGGGGGTTCTTGCTCTCTGGCTTGGCCTGCTGCGCCTGGGGGGTAGCGTAAGCACCCTGAGGATTGGGGGCGGTCATCTGGGGCATCATACCCTGCATCTTGGGCTCATCCATCATCATCGGGGCATCCATCATAATATCGTTAATGGGAGTAGAATCCATCGTAGTCTCTTTACTTTGACTCACATTTTTTTCAGGTTGCGAAAACGCTTCCCGATTTGGTGGTGGAGGGGCAAAGTTTGTCGTTGGATTATCATTTAAGGGTACCATTCCATCACCGTTGTCAGCGAGATTGAGAGTATTTATATCAGTAGACATCTGATATACTCATATGTTTTCTAGATATGTGAGTGACGCAGCCTGTCACTTCGTCTTTGTAATCTTGAGATTTGTCTTTTTGGTAGCCTTCTTAGCATCATCCTCTTTCTGTTGAAGATACTTGGGATTGAACATCTTTTTGTGAAGTTTCCAAAGGTCTGGACTTCCCACTCTAAAGTTTTTCCTTACGGTTGCTTTGTACCAGAAGACACAATCCTGAATCTTATTAGACTTTACAGTGTTATCCAGGACCAGGCATTCATAATTCTCAGTGCAGGCATCCATCACCTTACAAAACATATCAAAGGAGGGGAAGATACCGAAGAATGATTTGTACAACTTCTCTCTGTTCTGGATAATGTTTTCTCTCAAAATAAATACATAATCCACATTAGCTCGTAGTGCTGGTGGGAGGTCCATCACGTACTGCATGGTCAACATGAAGAAGATCTTCCAGTGCCTACCGTTCATAAAGCATTGTCGTATACACGTATCCTTGAGGAACTTTGAATCATACATACAGTCATCAAGGAGCATAAAAGCTCCGCAATTTGTTTTACCCGCACCTACCAATTTTCTTTGTCTGGCCATGACCCTCTCTATAGCGTCTCGGTCGTAGTCACCATAAATAAAGAGATCTGGTATGAAATCCGAATAAAAATGGTTACCCTCCTCTGTTCCTGAGAGTACTATACCAGCTGGAAGATGTTTCTTATGGTACATGATATCCTTGACTAGAGTTGACTTACCGGTGTTACGCTTACCAATAAATACACAAACCCTATCATCTGATATCGTCTCAGGTTTGAATTTCCTCAACTGAAGATTCATTCTACAGTAGTGTTTCGTTTTATTTAACAAAATTTTACTCACATACTATAGGAATGTCAGGTCGTTTGAGACTTGCCGCCACTGGAGTCCAAGACCAATGGCTGACAGGAGATCCACAGTTTTCATATTTCCTGATGAACTTTAGGAGACATACAAAGTTTGCCATAGATTACGTTGAAACACAATTTGATGGCACTGATTTGGATTTTGGAAAGACTCTCCATTATAGGATACCGAATGATAAAGGTGACGTTATAAGAAATATGACACTAAAAGTCACACTGGATGACCCCTCACCTGGAGGTGATGAATGGTCTCCTTCTATTATTTCACACCTGGTTGAGAGTGCTGAGCTCCTTATAGGTGGTCAGACCATACAAAAGATAACAGGAGAATTCATCTATATGCATCAGCAGCTCCATAATACCGACGATGATACTGATCAGACTGTTTACTTCCTAAATGGTCATGGTGAACTCTTGAGTTATACGGGTAACAATACCTATTTTATGGATCTCCCGTTTTACTTTTACCGCAACCCAAGTCTTGCCATTCCAACTTGTGCACTCACGAAACAACTCGTTGAAGTTAAACTTAAATTGAGACCTCTCACAGAACTTATTGAAGGTGGTGCATCTGTGGGTGTCTCTGCGAATCTCATAAAGTGTTCCGTAGACACGGAGTTTGCATTTCTCACAGATAGGGAACGTAAATATCTTATGACTAGACCAATTGATTATGTCATCACACAGGTGCAGATGTCTAGTTTTATCATGAAACCCGGCGAGAATACTAAATCTGTGATGCTCAACTTTTCTCATCCAGTGAGGGAACTTTTCTTCGTCTCCCAATCCGAAGAGGCGGTGAGAGACAATCATCCAAATAGGTACAACAAACTTTTGAATGTTAAACTAAAATTCAACAATGAAACAGTCTTTGATAGAGACCACAAGTTTCTCGTATATGAACAAGCCCTAAAGCATCATATAAGTCCTCCAGAATACGTAGCTGGTACGAACTACAAACAATCAGAGTTTGGTATGTATAGTTTTGCACTTAATCCAGAAGTATATTACCCAACTGGACAAGTGAACATGAGTCGTATATTCCACAAACTTCTTACAGTTCAGATTGATCCCATAAATGCAGTTGATAATAACAATACACGAGTGTATGCAGTCAACTACAACATACTTCGTATAAATGGTGGTTTAGCAGGTTTAAAATTTTAGATTGTTATAGTAGTAATGGCTGGCCGCGTACAGCTCTTGGCATCTGGAGCCCAAGACAGGTTCTTTACGATGGATCCAGACTATACATACTTTTTGCAAAGTTTCAAAAAGCATACAAACTTTGCAAGAGAATATGTGAACATAGACGCAGAGAATGCAGTTGATTTTGGAGGTAAAGCGAGATTTAGAATTGCTCAAAATACTGGAGATCTTTTGACAACCCTCAGTGTGAAGATGAAATTACCGACTATTTCTACAGTGATCTACGATGATCCTAGATTTATAGAGTCTATAGGTCATGCACTCATAGAATACGCTGATCTTATCGTGGGTGGTAAAGTAATTCAAAGATTACCAAGTGATTACCTTCAAATATACTCTGAACACAATGTCACACAGACAAAACAGAGGGCCTTGAAGGAGTTGATTGGAAAGTATCCAGAACGCACAGTATCTACACGAGTATCTGACAAGGACATTCTCGGAGTGATTGGTACAGCCAATACAGAAGATGAATTCTTTGTGGATTTACCATTTTACTTTTACAATAATCCAGAGCTGTCTATACCCCTGTGTGCCATAAAGAAACAGGAAGTTGAAGTTGAAATAAAAC